GGAATAGGGCTGATGCACCATTGACACGCTTCAAGAAAGATTTTGATGCACATGGTGGGACAGGACAACCTAAAAAATTTATCCAAGATGCAGCAAATAATAGCAATGAAAAATTAAGTTCAACTATTATGAATGCTGATAGTGAAAAACCATTAAAAGGTAATAGCAATTATTAATATAAGAGAAGGAAAAATTAATGGCTGATGAGCAACAAAATAAAGGTGCTCCATCTTCTATTCCATCTTCAGATATTATAGGTATTGTTAGATACATAGAAAATAAGTATATTGGTGCAAAAACATCACGGTCAACTCATGAAGCACGATGGTTACGGGCGTATAAAAACTATCGTGGTGTTTATGATAATACAACTCAATTTCGTGATACAGAAAAAAGTAAAGTTTTTGTAAAAATTACAAAGACTAAAGCATTAGCTGCTTACGGACAAATTGTTGATATTCTATTTGCTAACAAGAAATTTCCTATAACAGTTGAACCAACCCCTGTACCTGAAGGTATATCAGAATTTATGCACGCACCAATGCCGGGTGAAGAAGCTTTGCAAACTGCGTATGGATTTGATGGTGATGGAAAAGAATTACTTCCGGGTGCTAGAGAAGCAACGCCAATGGAAAAATTGGGTGGATTAAAAGAAGAATATCCAAATGCAACATTATTGGAAGGAAGAGGACGATTACCTAATCAACCACAAATAAGTCCTGCACAAGAAACAGCAAGACGAATGGAAAAGGTTATACATGACCAATTATTGGATAATAATGCGGTTAATGTTTTACGTCATTCTATATTTGAATCTGTTTTATTAGGAACAGGTATTGTTAAAGGCCCTTTAAATTATTCTAAGACTATTCATAAATGGACAACTGAAGGTGAACAAAAAACATATCAACCATATAGTAAAGAGGTTCCTAAAATAGAAGGAGTTTCTTGTTGGGATTTCTTTCCTGACCCTGCAGCAACAAGTTTAAATGATTGTGATTATGTTATAGAACGACATAAATTTACTAGGTCACAATTACGTGATTTAATGAATATGCCTCATTTTGATGCTGAAGCCATAATTGAATGTTTAGAAATGGGTGGAAATTATAATACTGAATATTATGAAGATATAATTCAAACTTATGATAAGCAAAATTATGGTGAAGGTGTTACTAATAATAGATATGAAGTATTAGAGTACTGGGGAACATTAGATAATTATTTAGCAGAAGAAATTAATCTTGAAATTCCTCAAAATGTTACAGCATTAGAACAATTACAAATTAATGCTTGGATATGTAATGGAAAATTAATTCGGGCTGTTCTTAATCCATTTACTCCAGAACGAATACCATATCATGCTATTCCATATGAAATAAATCCTTATCAGCTATTTGGTGTAGGCGTTCCTGAAAACATGGAAGATGCACAGTTACTTATGAATGGGCATGTTCGCATGGCTATAGATAACTTGGCTTTAGCAGGTAATTTAGTTTTTGATGTGGATGAAGCATCATTAGTACCGGGGCAAAATATGGATATATTTCCCGGAAAGATTTTTAGAAGACAATCAGGTGTAACGGGAACAGCTATCAATGGATTAAAGTTTCCCAATACAGCACCAGAAAATTTACAGATGTATTTACAAGCTAGGCAACTGGCTGATGAAGAGACAGGAATACCATCAGTAATGCATGGACAAACAGGAGTAACAGGTACAGGTCGTACTGCAGCCGGTTTATCTATGATTATGGGTGGAGCAAATCTTTCTATAAAAACAGTAATGAAAAATATAGATGATTATATGCTTAAACCGTTAGGAGAAGCATTTTTTCAATGGAATATGCAGTTTAATACAGATAATCCTGAAATAATAGGCGATTTAGAAATTAAACCTAGAGGAGTGGCTAGTGTAATGCAGAAGGAAGTTAGGTCGCAAAGACTAACTACCTTATTACAAACTGTTGCTAACCCAATGTTAGCACCATTTATTAAAATACCTAATCTTATTAGGGAATTAGCAGTATCACAAGATATTGACCCTGATTCATTAGTAAATAATATGGATGATGCACAAATCTTTGCAGAAATATTAAGAGGTTTAAATGCTACACAAGAAATTGGCGAGCAAGCTCAAACTCCTAGTGGAGAATCCCAAGGTATGGGAGGTAACGGAAGAATACCTACAGGAACTAAAGAACCAGACCCATCAGGCGTTGGTAATGGCACAATCGGAACAGGAAATGTTCCGCAATCAGGGGAAGGCAATTTTACTGGGTCAACTCCTTAAATTAAAAGATACAGTAAGAGATTTTGAAAAGAAATAAAAGGAAAATATGGCAAGTAAATTAGGATTAGCACGAGCAGAATTACCTAAATTAGAAGGAAAAGAAGGATTTATAGCAAGAACTCGTACACAAGATGAAACTCCTATTTCTCCTGCTTATGTTGCTAGTCCCCAATATAAATTTGACCCTTTTGAAACAGAAGCACAAAAAAGTGTTAAAATAGAACGAGCATCAGATGAGGCATTAGCTGCGTTTGGTGTTACACGAATCGCAGACGGATTACAATTTCCTTTTAAAAAATCAAGTGTAGAGATATCAGATGTATATAATACTTTAGGAAATAATAATCCTAAAGGAGTATTTGATAATGATAATCAAAATACATTTAAAGATTTAAATTTTTCAGGTACAATAAAATCAATTCCCTCTAAAGTTAGTAAACAAAATTTTTCTGATAAATTAGATTTTGGTAATGCAATATTAAGTAGTATGTTAACAGGTTCACTTCCTGTAGGAAGTGCATGGAGTTGGATAGCTACGGGATGGCAACAAAGAAAAGACCAAGAGAAATTTTTACAAGACTTTGGAAAAGATGGGTTTAGTAATTTAAATAACTTTAAAGAAGGGCCTGCAAATCAATATGATATGACATGGGAATACGCCCAAGCATACGGAGACCCAATAAAAAAAACAGCTAGGGATTTTGCACGAGATATATTTTTTAATAATCCAAATCCATCAAAACTTATAAAAGATAATATGTACGGAGGAAAAGCGTATAAAGGAAATGCATTTGATGCTACTAAAGATTTTATAACTAAAGGATTAGAAAATGGGGTACTTCAAGAAAATGAAATACGACAAGTTGCTGATGGATATTCAACATTAAAGCAGGGAACAGCCGAATGGGTTAAAGCTAGAATAGCTAAAGAAGCTTTAGAAACCAAAGGATGGAAAATAAAAGGTGCTGTTAAAATAAGTCCTACAGGAGAACAATTTGTACATGGTGAAAAATGGATTCCGGAAGAAGATGGAAAAAAAGATTTTAGTGATATGTTTGATAAAGAACCTAAAGTAACTACTGACGATAAAGATATTACCCCTATTATTAAACCTAAACCAGAACCTACTGTTGCTAAACCAGAACCTACTGTTGCTAAACCAGAACCTGTTATTCATTCCCCCCATCGTGATGATGGTGGAGGACAACAACAAAATAAACAAAGTAGTAGTAGTGACCAACCAGTTAGTAGAGATACTACAAGTGGAAAACCAACTACTGGATTTGGAAGTTGGTTCTCTAGTGCTGAAGGAGGAAGAGTTCAAGAAAAAGCTTATGGGGATACCGTTGAAAATGATGCGGGTAATCTTGAAATGGTTAATGAGCAAGGAAAAGATAATTCTGGTGTAGCTGATGATGTATCAAGAAAATTAGAAGAAGGTGATTTTGTTATTAATGCACCGGCATCAGAAATGATGGGCTATAGTGATATATCAAAAATGATAGAAGTTGCAGAACAAGAATTAGCAACTCAAGGTATTAAAGTTGATTATAAAACACCAGATGGTAAAATTAATGTTAAAGTAAGTAATAAGGAAACTATAATACCAAAACTTATAGCACAACAAGTTGGGTATGATAAATTAGAAAAAATAAATAATCGTGGTAAAAAAAGAGTTGCAGAATTAGAAAAGAAAAAGGGTCAAAAAGGATTTATACCAGAAAGACCTGAACAAAAAGCTGAATCCTCACGAGTACAACCACAAAGTATGCTTGCTCAAACAGGCGGACAAGTAACACTAGAAGAAAATAAGAATCAACCAATAGCAATACCAAGAGAAAGTTTTGCAGGTATGAGTTCAGTAGGTAAGAGATTATTATCTCCATTATCTCCTGAACAGCAAGACAGGGAAAAGGAATTGCTAGAACTAGCAAAACCTTCACAAAGTTTTGAGGGATTTTTGAAACCTATTGGTATGAACAAAGGTGATGTTGTATCTAATACAGCAGATTATGATGTAGATATAATTTCTAGAATGATTATGACCGAAGCTTTTGATAGTCCTGAAGAATGGGCGGCTATGGCTCATGTAGTATTAAACAGAGAAAAAGATTTTGGTAATTATATGCCATCTAGTAAAGGAAATACAAATATTGAAAAATTAATTTTAGGTGAAAATCAATTTAAAGGTATAGTTGATAATCCTGAAATATTTAATAATCCACAGGATACTACATTAGGAAAAGAAAAATATAAAAAAGTATATCAAGTTGTACAAAATGTTTTAGATGGTAAAATAAAAGATAATACAGATGGTGCTACATACTTTGATTTACAACAAAAAGGAGCAGGTCAACGAATTGGTAAACATTGGTATCATTATGGAAAAGAAACAAAATATAATCCTATTATACCAACTATAAAACCCAAACCCCAACAAACGGGGATGATGGCAGTAAACTAAAAAAAGTTTCCTGAAGTAACACTCAGGATTAGTACAAGGCTACTTATGTATTAGACATAACCCCGGTGTACTCAACAACCAAGAATCGGCTACTCATATGGAAGTATGACCCCGAAGGAGGAAAAATGGCTCAAGCGAAAGCGAAAGAAGCTGAAATACAAGAAAAAGAAGATGTGGCTGAAGAAAACGTGGCAACTCCCTACCGAAATCCTTATCGTAAGGATGATAACAAAGAAGTAGAAGACCCCCGTAAAACTGCAGAGGACACCCAAGAGGCAACTCCTCAAGATGCAGGTTTCATAACAAAAAGCGAAACACAGCCAACCCACGACTATAAGAAAAGATACGATGACTTGAAAACTCACTACGACAGAAAGATTAATGAATCTAGACAGAAAGAGGAAGAGCTTCAGGCAAAACTTAGAATGGCTGAAAAAAACAAGGCAATGGCAAACTATAAGCCGCCAAAGTCTGATGATGAATTAGCTAAATTTAAGGAACAATATCCAGACGTATATGACGTGGTAGAGACAATTTCTCAAAAGCAAGCTGTACAACAGGTTGAAACTCTACAAGGTGAAGTACAAACACTTCGCAAACGGGAAGAAGATTTAATTGTGCAAAATGCATATAGGGAGTTGTTAAATACTCATACGGACTTTAATGAAATTAAGGACTCATCTGAATTTTTAGAATGGTTGGATATTCAACCTTCATCAATTTCAGATGGTGTAATTAAGAACAATAAGGATTCCAAGTGGGCAATTCGTGTTCTAGACTTGTATAAAGCAGATAGCGGTTTAAGCAAAGGCAAACCCAAATCAAATACTGGTGCGGCAACAAGCGTGACAAGGACTAAAGCTAAGTCTGTAAATCTTGACGCTAACTCCGGTAAGAAAATTTGGAAGTCTTCTGAGGTTCAACGATTGAAACCTTGGGAGTTTGAGAAAGTTGAGAAAGAAATTGATTTGGCTGTTAAAGAAGGCCGATTCGATAGAGATGCTTAATTTTTTCTAAAAACCTTAACTTAGAAACTCATAAGGAGGCTAATAATGGCGATTAGTGCGTCAGGCGGTTACGCCAATTTACCATCAGGTAATTGGTTACCGGCAGTATATAGCCAAAAAGTTTTAAAATACTTTCGTAGAACCTCGGTTGCTGAAGATATCACCAACACAGATTATGCGGGAGAAATTGAAAACTACGGCGATACTGTAAAAATTATTAAAGAGCCTACTGTTTCGGTTTCTAGTTACAACAGAGGTGCTGTTGTAAATACACAAGATTTGGCTGATAATCAGACAACTCTTGTTGTGGATACAGCTAACTACTTTGCTTTTAAAGTAGATGATATCGAAGAAAGACAATCACACGTCAACTGGGAAGCCCTAGCGACTTCTTCAGGTGCTTACGCCTTAAAACGTAAGTATGACCGTGATATCTTAGAAGGTATCTCTACAGCTACTAGCATTAACTCTGGAACTACTGTCACTGTTACAACAGGTGCAACTGCTTTTGATATATTAGCAGAAGCAGCTAGAGTACTGGATGACAATCATGTTCCGGAAGAAGGTAGATGGTTCGTTGCGGCACCAAAGTACTATCAGTTCTTGGGACATGATGATTCCAAAGTTGTAGACATGAGTGTCATGGCAGCTAGTGAAACATCACCACTAAGAAATGGTATGGTAACTAATAAACCGGTAATGGGCTTTAACTTATATAAATCAACGGCATTAAATAGGTCTGGTACAGACATTATTACTGTTTCAGGAACATCCAATGGATTTTTCTGCATGGCAGGACATATGTCTTCTACTGCAACTGCTTCGCATATTGCGAAAACAGAAGTAGTTAGAGATACCGACTCATTTTCTGACATAGTACGAGGGTTACACGTTTACGGGCTGAAGGTATTAAGACCTGAAGCAATCGTAAGAAGTGTGGCCGTCATAGCATAATAGGGAGGGTATATAATGGCAACTTATTCAATAAGTCCGGCTAGTGGAACTGCTGGCCATCCATCAAAAGCACCTGACCTTAAATGTGTTAGTGTGGTGGTTGATTTTAGTTCAACAACTAATGTGGCAAATGATGTATTTGAATGTATTACTCTTCCTGCTAATACCTATGTGGTTACAGCAGGGATTGATATTATTACAGCAGATACAGCAGGCAATAGTGGAACTATAGCATTAGGCGATGGTGCCGATGTAGATAGATATATTAGTACAGCAGCTACAACTTCTGCGGGTCTGATGACAATCAGAGCACAAGCAGGAGCAGGTAGCATGGGTACTACATCTATTGGATATGGCACTTATGCAGCAACTGATACAATTGATATGGTAGTATCTACTGGAGCAGTTAACTGTGTAGTACGTGTTTTCGCACTCACTGCAGACTTTGGTGGTTATGCAGGCGATGACGATGGACAGGTAGTTACATTTGCTTAATAAAACTTAATTAAAGGGGGCGAATTATTCGCCCTCTTTTACAAATACAAACAAATTTTTTTTAAACAAGGAGACTAAAAAAATGGCGTATAAAAATTTCGGTATGGCAGGTATTGGAAGTGTCGCCGGGTGGTCAGTTCAGTCTGCCGCAACAACAGGGAGTAGTGCGGATGTCACTAATACCATTCATAAAC